GATAACTTTCTAAAAAGTGAAACATTCAAAAGTTTAAAAGAACTAGGTACTAGTTTGTCAGCTTCGTTTGCTACGTTGTTTGGTCCTGTTTCGCAAGACGGATCATTTAAAAATGCATCAGACGGCGTTTCAAAATTTGTAACAACAATTGACACTTTTATAAAAGAAAATTTAATTGACCCAATAACAAGAGAAGTTAATGCTTTTACTGCTCATATCCAAGAAGGCGGAAATGCAGGTACGTATATTAAAGATAAATTAGTAGCTGCTGGTAATAAGATTTTAGATTTCTTTTTAGGAACAATGGACGAAACTGGAGTCAGAGGTTCCTTAGACAGTGGTTTATTTTCTAAAATTGGCACGTCAATTTCAAGAGTATTTGAAGACGAAGGCTTTAAAGAAAGAATAAGAACAATGTTTAGTGGAATTGCGTCCACAGCAGGGCAAGCAATTTCAACTTGGTTCGATACCGAAGCAGCAAAAGAATCTCTTGGAAAAATTAAAAACGGTATACTAAATGCAATGGGATTCAAGACCGAAGAAGGAAGTGAATCATTTTTTACACAACTAAAAAATAAAGCACTTGCAGCAATGGGCTTTGATACCCAAGAAGGATCTTTGACGTTGTATGAACAAATAAGAAATAAGTTACTTCCATCTGGAACAGATCCGCGTGAAGGTGAGACTAGTTTATATGATCGAATCATGACTAAGTTATTTCCAGAAGAAACAGCCCAAGGTAAGAGCTTGATGCAAATTATTGTAGATAAAATATCAGCAGGAATGCAAGCAATCGACTTTAATGCATTTGACCCATTGATTGATAATTTATCTTATATGTTTGAAGGAATGGTTATTAATCTTAAACAAATGTTAAACAACGCAGGTTTACTAGGAGATTTTGCAATTAGCGATAGCGCTCTAGCTACCCAAGTGTATGATCATTTGATTAAAGGATTAATGGAAGGTAGATTATCTGGAGATCGACGAGCCGAAGCTATAGCTGGATTACAAGAAGACAGAACAGCAACTCTTGAAGGAATATCCGATTTCGCAAGTGCATCACTTGGCCCTCAGCAGATGCATCCAAAACAACAAGGCGAAAGTGATGTTGCATATTTACAAAGACTGAGCAGTAGCGGGTTACTTGATGAAAGAACTGCTGGAGCTCAATTGCTTGACGAGCTGGCACAACTTAATAATATGATAGCTAACGTTCCGCCGTTACCAGAAAGACGAATTGGAACACTAAGGGCTACAGGAAAAACAACAGAACCTGAAGATACAACAGCAAACATTCATGCAGGTGAGCGTGTACTCAATCCACAAGAAGCAGCAGCGTACAACGGCCAATCTGACCTCGGAGGCGCTATCAATAGACTAAATACTACTACCGCACAATTAGTAACACTAATGAAACAAAATAACAGAATCACCAGCGGTATTAGTAATGACTTCTTGAAAGGATCGTTAACAGTATGAGTTGGAAAAAACACTTTACACCAGTTGCAACCAGTATGAATGTATCTGGTAGTTATTCTCCTTTCAGTTTTAACAAAGGCCAAGGAGTTGGACCAGCGGCTGCAAACTATAGTAGTCATTTACCAGATGTTTATGTTGGCTCACCAAATCGTATTGAACGCTATGGTCAATACAACACTATGGATAATGACAGTGAAGTTAATGCTGCATTAGATATCCTTGCAGAATTTTGTAGTCAAAAAAACAAAGAGAACGAAACACCGTTCAAAATGAAATTTAACAAATCGCCAACCAATAGTGAAGTACAAATTATTGGACAGTATTTGAAGCAATGGTGTAAAATTCAAGAGTTTGAAAAGCGCATTTTTAAAATTATTAGAAATACTTTCAAATATGGTGATCAATTTTTTATTAGAGATCCAGAAACACAAAAATGGTTTCATGTTGATCCTGCTAACATTACAAAAATTATTGTTAACGAAAGTGACGGCAAACGCCCAGAGCAGTATATTGTAAAAGATATTAATATTAGCTTTGAATCGCTGAGTGCAACCAAATTAAATACCAATCAAGCATATGGCCCACAGGGCGGTGCTGGTTATCAAACACTTGACCAAAAATTCATGACAGGCAGAACACCTGACGGTAGTAGTAGCAGATGGAGTACTGAAAGTAACGAAACTGCAATTGATGCACAGCACGTAGTTCACCTTAGTATGAGCGAAGGATTGGATCAAAACTTTCCTTTTGGTAATAGTTTACTTGAAAGTATTTTCAAAGTATACAAACAAAAAGAATTACTCGAAGATGCAATTATTATCTATCGAGTACAACGTGCGCCAGAGCGCAGAGTATTCTACGTTGATGTGGGCAACATGCCTTCACACCTTGCTATGCAGTTTGTGGAGCGTGTAAAAACGGAAATCCATCAGAGACGAATCCCATCCAAGACTGGAGGCGGTCAAACTGTCATAGACAGCAGCTACAACCCTCTGTCAATTAACGAAGACTACTTCTTTCCACAAACTGCTGAAGGTAGAGGATCTAAAGTTGAAACACTACCAGGCGGTACTAATTTAGGTGAAATTGACGATTTAAAATATTTTACCAATAAACTACTTAGAGGTTTAAGAATTCCTTCAAGTTACTTGCCAACTGGCGCTGACGATAGCGCAAGCCAATACAATGACGGCAGAGTTGGTACTGCATACATTCAAGAGCTACGCTTTAATAACTACTGCGAACGCTTGCAAAGTATGATTACGCAAGTTTTTAACAACGAATTTAAATTATACTTGACCAACAAAGGAATCAATGTCGATGTTGCAATGTTTGACCTAACAATTCAACCTCCGCAAAACTTTGCAAGTTACAGACAAGCAGAACTTGATAGTAACAGAATTAGTACATTTACACAAATGCAACAAGTTCCGTTTATTTCTAACCGTTTTGCACTACAACGTTTCTTAGGAATGAGCAAAGAAGAAGTTGCAGAGAACGAACGTATGTGGCGTGAGGAAAATGATGAATTTTTCTCAGCTGGTCCAACTGATGCTGCATCACAGCTAAGAGATGCAGGTATTAGCGGAAGTGACATTTCAGACGATACTGAAGCAGCAATGGGCGACGAACTAGCTGATGATGATCCAATTACAGGAGATGCTGGAGATGTAGGTGGCGCTGGCGGCGGCACTCCAGATACTACACCAGAGGCATAAATAATTATATGATACTAAGAGAGCTATATTATTTTAATAAACAAACAATGGAACCTCAAGAGGACCAGAGGTATGTTTCTGATGACGACGAAACACCGATTTCAATCGATGATACTCGAAAAACACGACTAACTCTCAAAGATATCAATCGAGCACGTAGGGCAGACGATGCGCATAGAAAAGAGTCTGAAAATGACTTATTGTACATTAGGGCAATGTACGGAATAGCTGCCCAAGGCGGTGAAGAAGCAATCGCATAGGAGTAATTTTTGCCCAAAACCTTTATTCCTGGTGAAACAAAAGCTCAACGTAAAGCACGTAAGCGTGAAGAGAAAGCATCACATAATCAGCGACTTAAAGTTGCACAAAGAAGTGTCCTTCCGCCAAAACCAAAACCAGCTCCAGACAGTCCCGGACCTAATGACCAAATCAAACGAAGTGACATTATTTTTGTTTTAGGCAATGGAACTAGCCGAAAACCAGTTAAACCAGAAGAACTAAGAGCCCACGGAACAATATATGGGTGCAACGCCTTGTTCCGAGAGTTTATTCCTGACTATCTGGTTGCAGTTGATACTAAGATGATTAGAGAAATATCAACTGCTGGTTATCAACACCGGCACCCAGTTTGGACAAATCCTAACAAGTATACAAGATCTGTTGAAAAATTAAACCTTTTTAATCCAAATTTAGGCTGGAGTAGTGGACCAACTGCACTTAACTTTGCAAGCAATCAGTTTCCTAAAGAGGTGTATATATTAGGCTTTGACTATCAAGGACTTGGCAGAAAACAAGAATTAGTTAATAATGTGTATGCTGGTACTGAGAACTATAAAAAGATACATGATAGGGCAACATACTTTGGAAACTGGGAAAGACAAACGTCCACTGTAATTCAAAAAAATCCTCGAATTAGATATATAAGAGTAGTTGAAGTTGAACCGTACTTTGTACCAAATTCATTAGAAGGACATGATAATCTTAGACATATTACTGTAGAAAAATTCAAACAAAAGTTCAAATTATCATAAAATTTATAAAACGGGCCGTTTTGAGCCTATTTTCAGCGTATATTTTTCAAAAAGTGTAAATATAATAGACAGCCTTGACAAGAAGGAGAACGACATGACTGATCAAACAAAATTCGAGGAAATGCTCGAAAAATTAGTAAACGAGGACCGTGACGGTGCAGAAGCACTATTCCACGAAATCGTTGTAGAAAAATCAAGAGAAATTTATACAAACATTTTAGACGAAGCTGACGAAGAAGTTGAAGAAACAACTGACGAAGAAGTAGAAGAAGCTACTGACGAAGAAGTTGACGAATCCGACGACGAAGACCTAGATGAATCAGATGATGAAGACCTAGATGAATCAGACGACGAAGACTTAGACGAAATGTTTGGCCTTAACGAACCAGAAATGGAAGCAGAAGCAGATCCAGCAATGGACATGATGGGCGACATGGCACCAGACATGGGCGGCGACGAAGAAGGCGATGACGAAGGCGACGACGAAGAAGGCGAAGCTGACGGACCAGAAGCTGCAATGGACAACCTAGAAGATGCACTTGACGAGCTTAAAGCAGCATTTGCTGATATGATGGGTGACGAAGAGCCAGGCGACGAAGCACCAGAAGAAGAAGCAATGGCTTTCGAATCAGATGAAGAAGTTGAAGAAGCAACTGACGAAGAAGTAGAAGAAGCTACTGACGAAGAAGTAGAAGAAGCTGCTGATGAAGAAGTAGAAGAAGCAAAAACTCCAAAATCAGCATCAGAAACAATGCGTGAATACGTAGAGAAAATTTCAGAACCATCAAATCAAGAAGGCGCAGACAACAAAAAATCAACAGTTGCTGGCAAGAATGACATGGGCGGAACAGCATCAAACCTAAACCAAGGTAAAGATGGCGGACATCCAGAAGCAGGTGCAGGTTCAACTGTACAAGGTTCAGCACTAAGTGATACAAGTGCAAAAGAAGATAACGCAGGGAATGTAAACGTTCCAGGCGGTAAGGCTTCAAAATCAATGAAGTCGCAACCTGGCCACGGCGCTGAGAAAAAGGGCAAGCCAGAGAACGCTGCAAATAAAAAGTCAATGACTGGCAGCTAAGATAGGACTAAAGATGTTTAACTTAACTGAAACACTATCCTTCGACCAAGCTAGAATGGTCGTTGAGTCTGCTGATAACTCCTCGGGCGGAAAGGATCTTCACATGAAGGGAATTTTCATCCAAGGTGGTGTTAAAAACGCTAACCAGCGTGTTTATCCGGTAGAAGAAATTGGCAGGGCTGTCACCACGCTCAATGAGCAGATAGCTGAAGGATATTCAGTTTGCGGTGAAGTTGATCATCCAGAAGGCCTAAATATTAACCTTGACCGTGTAAGTCATCTAATCACAGACATGTGGATGGATGGTGCAAACGGTTATGGTAAATTAAAGATACTACCAACACCAATGGGAAACCTAGTTAAAACAATGCTTGAAAGCGGAGTTAAACTAGGTGTTTCATCAAGAGGTAGCGGAGACGTTGATGCCACAGGCAATGTCAACGGATTTGAAATAATCACCGTGGACGTTGTGGCTCAGCCCAGCGCCCCCGGTGCATATCCTACACCAATTTACGAACATTTAATGAACGAAAGAGGCGGGTATAAGGCATTTTTAACTTCAAAAGAAGTAACAGGCGACCCAAAGGCACAAAAATATATTGCAGAGAGCTTATTAAACATAATAAGCAGGCTCCAATAAAGGAGAAATTAATGGAAGCACTTAAATCCCTATTAGAGAGCGATGCAAT